TTCCTTTTCATGCAACTCTCGAATATCCTCAATGACATCTGATACTGTTCTTGTTTTCTTTTTTCTTGCCATGGGTTTCTCCTATTTTTGTTTTCCTGAAAAGAAATTTTTTAGTCTTTTTAAATCTCTTTTCATTTTATCCCACTCTGTATTTTTTTCTTTTATATTTTTTTCTCTCAACTTTTTTCTAAATTCTCTATCTTCTTTTAAGACTTCATTCCAGCCTTTAGCTGGAATCTCTGTCCAATGCTTTTTTTTATATTTGGGATGTTCGTTTGAGTATTCTTTATCTGCCATTATCTTCCTATAACTTAATCTTTTTAATTGACAATATGTTTTTAGTTGGTATAGTGGTATATGAGCCACCCTGTTTAATTTCTTTAGTTTCTTCAAAACTTAAATCCGCCATAATAACTGTTGTGGTATTATTTTTTTCCATCAACCACCCGACACTGCTGCAAACAGCTGTTTTAGATTTTTTTATTTCTAAAATATATGACCATTCAGAGCACGATACTATATCTTCCCATGTTATTAAAACAAGATCATAGGGAAAATTTTTATGGTTAATTTCAGGAAGTTTCTTTATTCGTTTTTTTGACACTTTTATTAATACCCAAATATTCTATCCACAGGTTGAAATTGAGGTCTAGGTGTTTTATTAAACCTAGCTGCATATTCTGTATGCAACGGTCTACTCATACATCCATACCGTAATGCGTCATAAGCATGGTCTTCTGCATTCGTATCAATATCCTCTGGATTACTTTCATCAAGGGGTAAAAGGGGTAGTGTCCTAATTAAATTTCTACATGTTGAAAAAACTCTAAGTCCTGGATCTTTCTTTGGAGTGTCAGCCAATTTTAATCTTTTATGAATTTCCAGTTTTCCACTTACACGACTTCTTGGTGTCCGATCAGAAGGTCTCCATTTACAACCTACCTGAATCATAGTCTCTGCAATACTAGGTCCGATATCACCACGTTTTGCCCAAGTACTAGCATCAAGTACTCCGTATCGAATATATTCCTTTTGTTCCAGTTGTAAAATCTTTCTGGCAAATACATCCGCTGTTAATTTCTTTGTGTAAAACTCCCTATAAATCCAAAGATTATTATCATAATCAATAGCAAACCATAAGCAACAAGCAGGAGAAGCATAACCCCAGTCTGCAGCACGAAATTTCTGCCAACCTCTAGGAACTTCAAAAGGATCGACCACGTGGACATCTTTGCTAAATTCTGGAAATGATGAATCTTCAAATGCATCCCAGTCTCCTTCTAAAAATTGTTTACGCTGTACATCTGGTAAGGAAGACAGCATGGCATAGTAATCCTCTGTTTGCATCAGATAAGGATTATCTTGCAATTTCGCAGGAATAAATCTTCGAGTAATATATTTTACTCCTGTAGGTGTTTTAATATCAATATTAAATGCAGTGTTAGGTGTAATAGGGTCTACAAACATTTCACGAACCCAATGTGAACCTACGTTTCCTGGATTTCCTGTAGATCTCATGTATACAGGTATACTAGGATCAACTGAACGTAATGATGATCTTAAAAAATTATATATATCTGGCGAAGGATATTGTGGTAGTTCGTCTACGCCTATCCATGTGTAAGATTGCCCTTGGTAACGTAAAGCGTCTGTCATGTTCTCTGCGTACCCGAACTCTATCTTTGCTCCTGAAGGGAATCTCCACTCTTTTTCTTGCTCTCTCCATTTAGCTCCTGGAAATGCTCTGTTATATAATCGTTGAGAATGAGTAATCAAATCTCTCAACTCAGGCATTGTCCTTCTTAATAGAAGTGCTCGATGATGTGTCTTGTGGCAATAACGTAGAGGATCTACTAACATTGCGTAGGACTTGCCTCCACCTCTTGCTCCCCCATAAAAAACTTCTCTTTCGGAAGCTGCAAGGAAATCTGTCTGTGGGCCTGTATTAGGTTTAAAAACAACTTCCTGCTGATTTATGTGCTCCTTTATATTCTTAGGAGCTTCATCGATCACATCCTGGGTTATGAGTTGCTGGTCTTTTCCGTCCAGTGCCGTGTTAACCTTTTTTAATTTCTGTTTAACATGTTCGGCATGTTGTTTTGCTGAACGAAGTGATTGTTCTGCCTTTGCAACTTTCTTTCGTGTTCTTGCTAAAACTAGTTTAGCCGACTCTTTGGCTTTCCTCTTGATTATTTTCTTTGGTTTCGGAGGTGCTATCTCGCTTAACTCTTTTTCTAAGTCCGACATAGGATATATATCTTCCTGTTTTTCTCTTTAACCATATTGCCACTTCTCGGTATGAACACGTCTTTAAATAATTTTTTGCTTCTTCTAAAGCTTTTAATTCTGATTCTATTGGAATCAGGTAATCCCCTGTGTCGTCAGTCTTGTAGCCAAAGGGAATTGTTCTGGCTTTTCTTTTAATCACTTAGAAGCTATCTTTTTTAAATAATTTTCTTTTTTTTTAAACTGATCTTTTTTAGTTTTTTTCCAACTCTTCCAACGAGGTTTAGTATAGCTAACCTCTACTTTTTGTCCTGAAATATTTCTTTGTTCCTTAATATAGGTTTTATCTTTAACTTTTATCTTTCCACGACTAGCACCTCCCTGAGGTCCAATCAAAGGAAATATTTGTAAAGGCTCTACCTTAGATGTATATTTTTTCTTATCCGCCATAATTTATTCTCCCACCTAATATTTATTCGTAATATTTAGCATCTGGGTGAGTAGATTTTTTCTTTTTATAATACTTAGCATCTGGATGAGTAGATTCTTTCTTTTTATAATATTTTGAATCGGGATTAGTTCCTGATCCTTTATATTCGTTTGCATATATTTTCTTTTTTGATTTTGAACTTTTAGGTTTTTTAAACCATCTAGGATCACCTTTATATGTTTGTTTATTTCCTTCTGAGTCTGTATATATTATTTTTGATACTGCCATAGTTAGTCCTTAATAGGGGTAACAATTGAATCTTCTGGTGTTTCTTTTGCAGGTAGTATAAATATACCGTGCATTGCTTTCATATTGATATCGATCTGATCTTTCTTAACAATACCAATTCTGTCTAGGATTTGTTTTGCTGCTTCTATTCTAATATTAGCATGAGGAGTTGTGCCATCTTCGTCTAACATGTCTACCATTTTGGTTGCAGCTTTGGCCGAATGAACAGCAAGATAATTCTCTGCTCTAGAGACAATCTCCTGTTTCAAGTTACGTAATACTTTAGGATACGAATGGTCTGAGTATCCTGCTAGCTCTCCAGCCTTTTTCGGGTCGCCTCTTGCTGTCCCGAACAATGCGTCTAGAAACTTTTCCTGTATATCGGTCAAGCTTCTTTTTTGAGTCGGCAGAATAGTAGAATCCATGCTTTGCATTTACAATCTCCATTAGTTCCCTAAAGGGGAGTTTATTGGAATTTGATTGATTCAAATTAAGATTTACGGGCTTTCATTTTTTTAGCGAATTCCTTTAAAGTCTTGGATTCACCAAAAGTCTTAAGCCAGCTTTTCTTTCTTTTAGCTTGGGGATTTTTTAATCTTTTTGCTTCCCTGTCGAATTTTTCTTTTTCTGCAACGCCTGTTTCTAATTCAGCTTTAGTTTGAGTTGTATACTGTTTACCTTTCCATCTAAATTGACCTTTACCAGCTTTCTTAGCTGCCCTAAAAGTTTCTCCAAATGGTAAAGCATAAGCTTTATCAGAAGTTGTAGACTTCTTAGCTTTAGCTAAAGTATCAGAAAAATTTGTAAGATATTTCTTTTTCTTTCCATGTCGAGTTCCAGTTCGTTCCCATTCGAACGTACCTTTCTCATCTCTAAGAACATTTGATTTCTTAGCTTGACTCGATTTACCGTGTCGCCACTTTTTTCTATCAGATGCCATTTATTTTCCTCGTTGATTACAATTGTTTTTAATCTGTTAGATTGGGGAACCCCTAGGGAATTCCCTAAAATAGGTGCAGATTAGTGATGACCTCTTGTGCATGTAATATGCGAAGTGTTCGTGTGTGTCCTTTT